TAGGCACCCTGACCATTACGGTAGAGAGGCTGGCGTAAATGAAATTCGGAGAGTACATCCTGAGCCTGCTGCCTGGGTTCTTGCGGCGGCGGGACGGAACAAAAACAGATATTGAGCGCTGGGCCGAGGCCCTGGGAGTAAGCCTTGACGAATTGAAGCAGGCCATCTTCAAGGTGCGCCGGGCGTGGCTTTTGGACACAGCCACGGGCCAGGCCCTTGACCTACATGGTACTGACAGGGGTATCCCCAGGTTGCCGGGGGAAAGCGACGATTCCTACCGCCAGCGCCTGAAAGCCGCCTACCAGACCTATGCCTTGGGGGGCACCAATCCCGGCCTGGTGGAAGTGCTTAAGGTGATGGGCTACCCGAACGCGCGCATCCATGAACTGTTCAAGGATGGCGTTGTGGTTCCCTTACACAACGGCCAGAACCTTTACAACGGAGCAGCTAGGCACCAGGGCGGCGTCCGGTGGGCGGAGTTCAAGATTTTCATGGGTATCGAGGACGGTAAGGACTACGCTGCCGCCGAGCGCCAGGCGCTGCTGGCCGCCATCAAGAAGGTTAAGGCCTCCCACTCTATGCTAGCCGCTCTGGCCTTAGAGCTTGCTCTTACCGACCGCCTGGCGCTAAAAGAGCAACAGGCGATTGTAGCAAGCTATAGTGCCGAAGACGGCACCGCCGGCCCGATCCTGCGGCACACCGGGGCAGCGCCTTATGGGATAAGGCACGACGGCAGGGCGTTCTACCAGTCCGGCCGGCTGCGGGACGGCATTCCTGAATTGACAACAGCCTTAGAGATAGGACCGGAGGTTATTCCCGGCCACCGGGACCATCGGGTGGCTTATAAACATGACGGCGGTGGCCCCAGGCACCGGCACTCCGGCAGCCTGCTGCGGATGGGGTTTTGGCATCATAACGGGCAGGCCCGCCACGACGGGGCGTTAAGGTATCGCGACGGCGTGGCTCATTACGGCGATAAAGAACTGGTGCATGGAGGACTGGTCAGGTACGGGTCCGGTACGCCCCGGAACGGGAGTATCACCTACGGGGCCAACGGACTAAATGATGGCCTGCACCTGGTGGTCCGGCGCAAAGGGCTGCCCGTAGAAGTTGACGCGGCTTGGGAGGTGATAACTTGAAGTTAGAACTGGCGGAGAGACACGGCCTGGCTGGAAGGCTGCGCCTGGTAATCCGCAGGCGCGGGCGGGTTGTGGAAATTGACGATGACGACAACCTGGTGATGGACGGCCCGAGGGCGGACATAGCCAGCAACCTGGCCGGCGTCCCGGTGGCTATTCTCCCAATTACCCATGTGGCCGTCGGGACCAATGGCACCGCACCAACAGGCCAGGACCAGGCGATCACCAACGCCTTCACGAAGCCGCTGCTGCAGGTTACCCGGCCATCACCCATGGTGGTGGTGTGCACCTTCCAAATCCTGAGCAGCGACGCCAACGGGCTGGCCATTCGGGAATTCGGGCTTTTGCGGTCCGACGGCAGCCTGTATGCCCGGAGAACGCGAGGCGGAAAGGTGATCGAGAAAGACAGCGACATTGAGATTGACGGCGAGTGGACACTTTACACGTAATCATGCGGAGGTGATAGCATGGCCAACTTGCCAGAAGTAGCGCAATGGGAACCGGGGATCTATCAAATTGAGGAAACCGACCCGGTGCAGGGAGGCCCCAATGGCATTGACAACCTGCCAAATAAGCAGCTTGCAAACCGGACGGCCTACCTGAAGCAGCAACAGGACGCCCTAAAAACCGAGATCGAGGCGGCCAGGGGAGGTTTCGGCAGCCTTGATGCCCGCCTGGATGCCCTGGAAACCCAGACTTTGCAGGGAGAAAGCACATTCGCCGGTACCAGTGGCAGAACCGTAAGCCATTCCTTGGGTCACACCAATTACATCGTCAACGTGGTACCCATTCAGGATACCGGTGGAGACCTGGGGGACGTGTTCATTTCCAAAGCCAGCAACGCCTTCACCGTTTACAATACAGGTGGGTTCGCCGGCAGCTTCCGGTACCAGCTCATGACGTAAGGAGGCAGAAAGATGATAGTTCAACGCGACCCCAATAAGCCTAACGAAGTTATATCCGTCGACCAGGCTTCACCCAATCGCCTGGTGGTGGCGGCTTTCCGCTTTCCGGGCGGCGAGTGTACCGGCGAAACTATAGACTTGACACCATTTCAAGGTGGCCCGTTCCGTCTTTATCTGGAAAGAGACGGCAGTCTGAGCACCGAACTTTTCAAGGATCACTACTGGCTGCTGGCCGAGGCTGTCCTCCACGAAAGGCAGTTTGACAGTCGACCTACCGGCCAGGTAGACGAGCATGGCCAGCCTATCATGGCCATAGTGGAGCGCCCGTTAGACCTGACCGATGTCCAAATCACCGTATTTCCTTTGCCGGAGGTGGAATAGATGGCTAATGTGAGTAAATTGTCCCTGGCCGCCCTCCGGGACCGCATAGCTGCAGGCACCCGCGAGGTGGACGTGGTGCACAATTCTAAAGCTGACGGAACCGGCACCACCGTGGTATCGAAAATGATCTATGTTCCGAAGTTTAGAGTGCCGGCAGGGCTTTGGGATGGCGGGGCATTCCCCGCCCAGGACCTACTGCTGGGTGGGTTTCTGATCGACAAGTACCAGTGTAGCCAGCCAGATGCCACGAACTCCAGTCGGGGTAGTACGTCGGCAAATAGCCCCGGTCAGGTTGCAGCCGTGTCTCAACAGGGGGTTGTCCCCTGGACCGATATAAACTGGGATAATGCGAAGGTCGCCTGCGCCAACAGAAAAATTAACGGCCGTTCTTGCCACCTGGTCACAATGAAAGAGTGGGCCACGATCTGTTTCATAGTAAAACTCTTGGGCCATGACATCAGAGGGAATAACTACTGGGGCCGCGACTTGAGAGACCCGGACTCTTGGGAGTATTACGGCATTGCGGATCCAGTGGTGGCTAGCTATACACAGCAGCAGGGTAAAAGCTACTCTCGGCTATTAACAGGTACTGGCCCCGTATCTTGGAGCCACAACGGCATGGCTAACGGCATTGTTGACATTGTGGGCAATGTCTGGGAGTGGATAGACTTCTTGATCGATTGTGGCCGCTACCAGGCTATTAAGACTGCAGCTATCAATGACACTGACGGCATCACTACTACCGACACGGCCATTGTGATCGGCAATGTTCAAAACCCAGAATTTTGGCCGGCCAGCAATGGTCTGATTCTTATCAAAGCAGAGGGAGCAAACACCGATGAGTATGTAATCTATAGCTCTATGGTGAATAACGGCAATGGCACTTACACCCTCACTGGTTGCCAGCGTGGCCAGAAAGGTACAGCGGCCAGCGCTCACTCGAACGGCGCGGTAGTGCAGCAGATAACTGATTACTGCGTTATTCCCGGAGGCTGGACGGCCAAGATTGCCGACACTGGTCTTAATAACACCACGAACCCGGCCACGTTTACTATATCTGACCTGGTGAACGGACCCGGTGGCTCAGGTCCCGCCGTGGGCGATGTGCTCCAGTGCCAGACGGAGCAAATGACCATCACAGCGGTGAATGGTAGCAGTATAACTGTAAGCCGTGGAGCAAACGGGTCCACAATAGCCGCCCATACGCAGGGCACCGGGATTGCTAAAATATCCCCGCAGATGAGCAACGATAATCCCACATCTACCGACGCAAATTACGGTGCTTCGCAGTTTGGCAAGTTTGTTACCATGAGAACAGAGGCAGAACTGGCAGCCTTGGCACTCCCAGCGAGTGTTTCCTCTAGTGGCAACGAAGAGTGGAAGGATGGTTTTTGGCTGCGGAATTACGGCCAACGCGCGGCTCTGCGGGGCGGGGACTGGCTCCACGGGTCGAATGCCCGCGCCGGGTTCGCTCTCAACCTGAACAATCCGCCGTCGTACACGGGCCTCTACGTCGGCCTCCGCGCCGCTTTGTCTCTGTGATCTGGTACCTGTAAACTGAAAATCTGATGGCCCCGCGATAGCGGGGCCTGAAGCAATCCTTTGAGGTCAAGCTTATGGCTCAGGAGCTGATCCTAAAAGAAAAGTGCAAGGACATGATGAAGTATGGCTACCAGGCCATCAGAGATATACCAAGAGACTACCGGTACACGTTAGGAACCGACATCCGGAACTCTATGACCAACCTGCTCCAGCTCATCATCCGGTGCGGTAAACGATATTACAAGAAAACCACCCTGGAAGACATGGACATTGAGCTGGACACTCTCAGAACCCTTATCCTGGTAACAGTGGAGAACCGAGTGATCACCGTTAAAGAGTTTGAACATTGGTCGGTCTTACTGGATGAGTTGGGCCGCATGATCGGCGGCTGGATAAAGTCTATTAAGACAAAGAATTAGGGCCTGGGCTGCAACGCGCGGCTCTACGGGGCGGGAACTGGAACAACGGGTCGAATGCCCGCGCCGGGTTCGCTCTCAACCTGAACAATCCGCCGTCGAACACGAACATCAACATCGGCTTCCGCGCCGCTCTGCCTGAAACAAGTGAGAAGGTAGCTGCTTACGGGCGGTTATCCAGGGCACAGGCAAAGGAGCCCCGGTCCTTGTCGCGCCAGGTTTTGGCCGGCAAAAAATAAAAAACGCCTGTCCCGGCCAGTAGGAAACGAAAGCCGGAGCCAGGCCCAGGTTGGGAGGATGAAGATGAGGACTTATAAGAACCTATACCCACAAGTGTATGATTTTCAAAACCTGTATGAGGCCTATCTCAAAGCGAGGCGGGGCCACAGGTACCAGCCGGAAGTCCTCATCTTCACCAACAATCTGGAAAGCGAGCTGATCCAGTTACAGAATGAACTAATCTGGAAGACTTATAAAACAAGCTCTTATCGGCGGTTCTACGTCAACGACCCTAAAACCAGGCTGGTGGCTGCTCTTCCTTTTCGAGACCGGGTACTGCAACACGCCTTATGCAACATCATTGAGCCGCTTTTTGAGCGCAAGTTTATCTATGACAGCTATGCCTGCCGGAAAGGCAAGGGAACCCACGCTGGCGCGGACCGGGTAACGGAATTTCTCAGGCGGGCTACCAGGTTATGGCCAAAGCCTTATTGCCTAAAGTGCGACATCAGCCAGTATTTCCCCTCTGTCCGGCACAACACACTGCTGACAATTATCAGGCGGACCATTGCCTGCGAAGATACCTTGTGGCTGATCCAAGAAATTCTCTCTAGTTGGGTAGATACGAACGACCCTGACCCGAGGGGGCTACCCATAGGCAACCTGACTAGCCAGCTCTGGGCTAACGTCTACCTTGATCAGCTTGATCACTTTATCAAAGAGGTTCTTCGGGTCAAGTTCTACGTCCGGTACATGGACGATTTCGTAATCATCGGCGGTAACAAGGCCGAATTGTGGCAGATAAAAAGAGAGGTCGAAACTTTCCTGGACGACAAGCTGGGCTTACACCTAAACGGTAAGACAGGGATTTTCCCCATCTCTCATGGGGTGGACTTTTTGGGGTACCGTATCTGGCCGGACCATAGACTGTTGCGGAAAAGGAGCACCAAACGGATTAAGCGAGTCTTGCGGCACTTCCAAAAGCTATACAGCCAGGGAAAGATTGGCTTTGATCGAATTAACGCCACGGTCCAGAGTTGGCTAGGCCATGCTAAGCACGCTGACAGTTACCGCTTCAGGCGGAAGCTCTTTGACGCAGTTTCCTTTGTGAGGGGCGGTGGTAACGAGGATGAAGATCAAGGGCTTTTGGAATGACCCTGACGGTTTCACAATAGAGGACCTGGCTGTTTTAACGGCTCTGGGGCTTTATGTGTTCGTGGGAGCCAAGATGGCAGTGGTAAAGGATATTTCTTCAAACCAAGTAGATTTTT